CCCATTGCAACCTGACCGCTGCCAATTGCTGAACCAGCGCCAGTAATTGCGCTTCCAATATTTCCACTAGCTTGACTAGATAGTTGACCAGTTTGACCAAGGGAAGTTTGACCTAATCCAGCCATTGATGCAAGTGTGTTGTAAATGTTGCTACGTCCCGTTTGAAAACGATTAAACACATTGCTAAATTCCTGACTTGCCGCACCTTGACCATAGTTTGTCAAACCTTGCAAAGCATTGCCACCAATCAATCCACCAGACTGATTTTGTAAATTAGTGGTTGCCAAATTGCCTTGGGCAAGCCTAAAGTTATAGCTAGGATCAATTCCAGCTTGAAAATCTTCAGGGCCAAACTGTTTTGTTAGATAGCCAGTTCCAGTGCCGTCACCAATGACCTTTCCATTTCCATCATAAATCCCGTAAGTTCCGCTACCTAACTTACCAATTTGGTTTAATGCTTCATATCCAGTTTGTCTAAAAGGTGCTTGCTGTGCATTTTGAACATCAAACATTTCCTTTTGAACTCGTGCGGATTCCCGCATTGCGTCAGCTTGTGTTTGTGCGCCTTTTTGGCCCATGTATCCAGAAACTACTGAACCTCCAATTATTGCTGCGGCTACCCAACTCATATTATTCCCCTTTAATTTCTAGCGGTTTTAATTTATTTGCAGAATCAAACAACGCAAGATCATCTAGTTCAATCATTTCTTTTTCAATTTCATCCAAGTCGGTTTTATCAGTCTTGTGAAATGTGATTCCAATTGCATCAGTCACCGCCAACGTAACTCGTTTTGTGCCGGGTCTGCTTTCAATAATGTCACCCGCATACAAATGCATCATTCCCTTTTCAGACCATGCAATTATTTCACCTTTGGCGCACAAAAAATAGTGGTCTTGCTTGTGAACCTTACCCACAATCAACGTGCCTGCTGGTCGGATTAACTTCCTTGCATACATACCGCCATGAAAATAATGCTCTGTCTGCATAGCGTCAGTTGCAAATTGCAATTCTGTTTGCGGCATTTGCGATATTTCCATTTGCAGTCTTTCAATCTGCTCACGGGTTGGCACATTATTTAAGGTCAGGTCGTTCATTGGTTGTAATATGGCACTTTATAAGCCACCCCGTTTACAGTAACGTTCATGAACCCCACAGGGTTTGCAGGCAATGTTGCTGATCCCGCAGTGGCAGTTGTGGCGCTACTGAAGTTCAGCAAGTTAATGAAGAACTGTTGCCACGCCCGTGTTGGCCTTTTGGTCTGTCCATCCAAAAACTCCGACTGCGGATAGGGTTGTGATTGTGGGGTAGGTAATGCCATCAATTATCCCCTGCGCTAGCTTTTAAGTTTGCAGAAATGATGACCGCCTTAACAGGGTCAGAAATTGAGACTTCAAACACTCGATCTCGCGCTGTACCCAACCGCCGCCAGATAGCACGGTTTGCATACTTGCCCATCAGACCAATAGAAGTCCAGTGTTCATTTGACCAAGTAGAGCCGCCATTGTCAGACCAACGTAACATGGCTTGAGGGTTTACACCGATACCTGTGGAAGTGCCAACACCGGGCTGGAATTGAATCTGCAATTCATCAAAATATTCCCGCTGGAAGTCTGCCACCAGATGCGGCGCACGGCGTAAACGCTTTACATACTGACCATCATCCGTGTAGTTTAGTGGATCAAGTTTGTAAATTTTGCCGTTGGAATAGTCCCCAACCATCACTAAACCTTGAAACTGGGCGCAACAATTACCCCTTGCACGTTCATATTGACCTAAGTTGTTTGTATACAACCACTTATGCCACATTCCTGATGCTACGTCATAACACCATGTTAGGTTAATAGATGGAAAGCTGATAACGTAAACTTCGTGACCCTCAAGCTGGTAAGTCCATGCAACAGCATCAGTAACCGCTTGATTAGTTAAAGAATTCTCTACCGCATGGGTTGAAATCCTTGTGGGTACATAGCCATTCATTTGCACAATCTGGGCTTGCCCACGAATGTTGCGGCTTAAATATGCAAACGAATTGCCAAGCCTTGCTACGCTAAATTTGGCTGCAATGCCGTGCTGGGTTGATGTGCCGGGTATTCTTTGGAATGGAAATGGGCTTGTGCCTGCATCAATCCACACTTCGCTAGAAACTTCACCCAGCAAATAAACTTCACGGTGATCAACAATTAACGCCATCAAATCATCAGGCGAACCGTCTTTGCTGGCAAAACTTAACGCTGCTGAAATAGGGGATAAAGCCGCAGATGCGCCAAATTGCTGAGTATCAGGACGGTTATAAACAAAGAAGTTGTCCACAATGTCAACCGCCGTGCCACCACTAAATGCCCCATCTGTGTTAGGCAAAACTGACCAATTCAAGCCATATAACGTCCTAGAAGTCACCGTCTGGGAATTGTTAACCGTATATGTTCCAGCGCCGCCTGTGCCTGTTCCAAGGGCTGTAATGATGGTTTGCGCGGTTACCGTTGACCCCTGAATAGTTTGACCAATATACAACGTGCCGCTGGTCACTGCTGTAACGGTCAAGGTTGTACTTGCAATTGATCCAGTAACAACTGCCCCCGTTGTTGCGCTGTTCATCAATGATGAAGCCACGGTTTGACTTGTGTTAATTGTGTATGTACCAACACCGCCAGAACCTGTACCTAATGCCGTAATGACGGTTTCTTGCGTAACGCCAACCCCAAATAGAGATTGATCAATAGCAATTGTTCCATTTGTCATTGCCGTTACGGTTAAGGTTGTTCCACTGGTTGATCCAGTAAAAACTGCTGATGATGGAGTAGAAATGCGCCATGTGTAACGATATGTGCCGTCCACAATGTAAGCATTTACTCCGTTGTCAGTGATGCCCACAATTCCAGTTGTTGTGTTTAATTGGCCTACTATTGTGGTGTTAAACGTTGAAGTCAATGCGTAAACATATTGACCGCACACCGCCACCAAAATATCACCGCCAGACAAAGTACGCAATCCCCTAACTTCTTGCTGATTTTGAAACAACACCAATGAAGTCAGCCCGGGCGTTGGGTACAGCGCCACCACCCCACGATCACCCGGCTGCTTTAACGGGTCAATCTCAGGAAAGAAATTAATGCACTCTTGGGCATCTTGGTAAATGCTAGGCGCTTCATAAGATGGGCCAACAAAGCCAAAATCAGGCATTATCGGAATCCTCCATCCATAATGAAGCCAGCATCTTTTGCCCGTCCAACCATCAAGGCATCAGGGTATCTTGCAACCTGTGCAGGCTTCATGTTGGTGCGCTTAATCACTGCCTTGGCGTTTCCAGCAAATGCAGTAATTAACTGAATCTGAGTCGGATTTACCTTGCCGTACATTGGCATCAGGCGTTCAGCCAAGCACCACCGCATCGCCATGTTGTAGCCTTGTGGCAGTGCGATTGTGTCGTACAGCGAACCAAACGTGCGGAAAATTGTGCTGGTAAACAAATGCAGTTCACCAGATGACGGGTTAGGGAAAACATACAACGTACCCAAATTTTCGCTGGGTTGGTAGTAAATCATCTTTGCCCACGGGCCGTTCAATTGCTTGATGCCCAAAGATTGATATTCTTCCAAGCTCAAAATTGCCACAGGGTAATCCAAATAACCACCCGCCACGTTTGAACCGCCCTGCTGAGTAGCCACGCGAACAAACGCTGATTCAATGGTTAAGGGGCGTTCATAGTAGGCGGTTATTGTGGTGCTTGCCGCAGTCTGGGAAACGCTGACAGTGTATGTACCGCCCTCGTTAACGTTACCACCTGCGCCAGTACCAAACCCCACAATGGTTGTGCCTGCGGTGATCCCTGTGCCGCTAATGGTCATGCCCATTGTGATAGCGCCAGAGATTACGCCATTAGCAGGGACGGTCAGGGTTGTGCCTGAAATTGAACCTGTAAAGGATGCGCCCACCGACCCAGACGGGCCAAGGGTATATTGCACGGTATTTTGAACAGTCTCGAAAATGATTTCGGTCTTGTAGAAAACCATCATGTTTTCATTTGACCATTGGGCGCACATATCGTTCAGCATATCGAACGAGTCTTGAGCATCATCCGCTGACGGCGATTCTCCAGCAGCTAATGCCCCAATATCTTTAAGCGCCCTGCTGATAATGTCGTAAGGAGTTGTCATTTATTACACCTTTGGCACAAATTTCTGTGGTAACCAAGGGGCAACAACAATTCCATTCCCTTTTAGGGCCGCTAGTTGTTCCTCTAATCGAGATTTTATAAGGTTTACGCCGTTTTGGGTAGTCTCATTTTCAATCCATGATGCTACATCAGCTTCGGTTACTTCGCCAAAAGGCTTTTTCAGAATTTTGTCGCTAAACCACCAATTACCCTCAGTTTCCACTTTTTCACCTGTGTCGGCTTCTGCAAGCACATGATATTTGGCGTGGGTGATCAAATCACTATCAGCAGATATTTCTAAAATTTTCCAGTTAAATGTGGTCATTTTGCTTCCAGTGCTGTGATTCGTGCTATCAGGGCTGTGATGAGGGCTTGTTGCTCTTGGATGGCTTTTACTAAATGAGGGGTTAGGCGTGAATAATCCACTTGCCACATATCTTCATTTGTTTTGCCTTTGGTAACTAAACCAGACAAAGTAGGTTCAAGTTCTTGAGCAATAAAACCATAGTCTTGATGTAAATTACCCTCAGTCCAATCAAATTGACGAACCTTAACAGTCATCAATTTATCTAAAACAGTATCTGCATCAGCAATATTTGATTTTAATCTTTGGTCAGATGTAGTGTTGTAAACAACTGCGTTAGTAGTAGTTACTCTTGTAATACTTCCAATAAGTGTTCCACTTGAATTGCGAAATGCAACAAATCCCGCACCTGAAGCAGAGGCTTGAACTTGAATTCCTAATCCATTTTTGCTTGCGTCTGCAAAGCTAATACCAACTTGTTCTGCGCCAATTTGACTTGTAGTCCCCACCAGCAAGTTACCGCTGGCGTCGATACGCATACGTTCATTTAAACCACTTTGGTATGTGTAAAAACGCAATGAATAAGCATTAGCACCATCAATAGCAGATTCAAGTTTTCCTGTTAGTAATCCGCTTGAAGTGTGATTAGCAAAACCAATAGCACTGCCTGTACCAGCAGTATTATCTGCATTTTGTAAAACAAGTTGCGTTAAAGATGCTGCTGCTGATGTTTGTTGAATATGTAATTTTTGTGCTGGCGAACTAGTACCTATACCCACATTCTGACTTGTATCAATCGTCATCGCAGTAGTTGCAGCACCGCCAGCCGTTGTAGTCTGTAAAGCTAACGCACCTGTGCTATCAGCAGTGGTTTTGATTCCTGCGCTGCCGCTTGATACGCCGTTGTCACTGAGGATAGTACTAGCCATTTGTTACCTCTGCTGGTTCTGGTGTGTTGCCCTCTGCAAGCCACTTTAGGTAGGTTTGATAGTCGGTGTTGGCAGGGTCAAAAGGAATGCCAATATTTCTACCAACAATAGTCACCCCTACATCACGACCATCAACTTGTTGTAATTTGTATTGAATCATTTTTATAACTCCGAATCTGCGTCATAGTATCCTGCTGGTGATGTTCCATCAGAACCTAATGCACCGCTTCTATAAGCAGTGAGTCCTGTAGTTGCAAATTGTGTAGATACAACAGTAGAAGAACTTAAATTAGCGCTTAAAGTTATTGTGAATCCACCAGCACCATCATTCCAATTTAATCGTGCAAATGATGCTGTTGGCGTACTTCGCATAGGAATATTTAAAGGTATTGCCACACGACAATTAACAGTACTAATAGCAAAACCATAAGTAAGAGGCCATCCGCTGTTAGTAGAACCTGTCCACCGAATATAGTACCTCTGACACAAAGCCAACTCAGTCCCATAAGGTCTGTAATCAAAGCTAGTTGCTGTTGAGCCTTTTTCTAGCTGTACGCCTGTGACGTAGAAAGTTGCGCCTGATGTGCCGACTACTGATGTTGCGCCAGACGACTGTAAATAATTTCCAGCAGACCAAGCATTTACTGTTCCATTAAAAGTAGAGCCACATCCAAGACTAAACCCAACAATTACACCAGTTCCATTAGTTGCGCCAATCCAAGTGCCGCTAGTATCACCAGCAATAGTTATTGTTTTTTGTTCCCAAGTGTTAGCGGCAGAAATTGTGTAACTGAATGGATAGCTGCGGTCTGCTGCGCTGTTACGCAAACTTCCACCAAATGCACCAGTTAACGAACTACGAACCCAAAAAGATAAAGTAACTGTAGCCGCAGATGCAGTACCCCATGCCATATCAGCAAAATTAAATCCTTCTATTGACTGAAAAAAAGCAAAATAATCACCAGTCAATACCGAATATGCTGATGATGATGTAAACCCCATATATTTAGAAAAACCTGCGGGTGGAGTTACAGAGCCAGCGTTTTGTTGTTGTGTTAATTTTGATGCTTGAGACACATTGATTGAGTATCTATCAAGCATATATGCGCCATTTGTAGGAGTCTGACTCGCCCCCGCATTCCTCTGGTCAATCACCATTGCACCATTGATGATGCGGTTCTTGAAGCCTGTAACAGACGTAACAAACTCTCCAGTTGTACTAGTGGTAGGTGTGGTGATACCTGTTGTGCCGTTTAGGACAATAGTCATGTTGTCACCTTTGGATATTTAGCTTTGACTGCTTGGACTTTTGCCAGCATTTCAGCAGCAGCATCACCACCTTTCCATAAAGCATCAAGCTGATCACCTATAGATGGATATTCAGCCGCACGTTTAGCTTTGTATGCGTTTGCATCAATGTATGCTTGCACAACAGCTTCGTCATAGGCAACAGGATTACCATCAGCATCAAAAGCATCGTTACCAACCGCACTTATTACTTGAGGATAAACAGTTTTTAATGCTTGAATAAATTCAACATAATTTGTCATACAGCTATCTCCATCAAAGTTATAGTAGATGTACTATTACCAAGTTGTGCATAAGCATTTCCAGCAGCTGGTGGGTTAGAGTATTGAACTTTATATGTTGTTGCTGATGTTGTTGCTGGTGAATCTAAAAAAGAAGTTGAACACGCACCTGAACCATTTGAAGCAGTTGAATTTGTCCATCCAGCCTGATATTCAAAAATAATTATTGATGTTGCACCCCGCAAAAGTCTAAACGAAACCCATCCATTAGCAGTATCTTTACCAGTACCAACCATATTAACAAAACACATTATTTTGCTTGTTGCACTCGTTGGAGTAATTGAAACGGTTAATCCTGTATCTGAATAAGTAGCTGATGAAGTATTGATTTGAGTTGCAAATGTTGCATTCACTACTTGCAACACAGAACCCGCTGGCATAGATGCTTTAGCAAACCTATTTGCAGTTGTGATATTTTGACTTGCATCAATAGTCACCGCAGTCGTAGGTGTAGCACCTGTCTGAAGAACAAGTGCGCCTGTTGTATCCGCAGAAACTACATAAGCGGTTGAACTTGTGGTTGATGCTGATATGGTACTCATATAACAACGTGCCTTTGTCCTGATGCAATGGTTAAAACAACACCGCTGTTGATTGTTAATGGGCCAACAGTGAAACCGTTTGTTCCCGTTGCAATTGTGTAACTTGCTGACATGGTTGTTGAATTAATCACAATTCCATTGCTACTAATTTGCTCTGGCGCGGTCAATTCGCCCGTGCTTGGGTTGTATTTCAGCTTGGTAGAAGACACATATTCTGTGCTAACCGTGCCTGTTGTGGCATCCGCAAACAATGGATAACGTGTGGCATTCGTGGTCGTGTCGTCCGATATGGTTACCGCACTACCCCCTGTTGCCCATGTAAACGCTGTTCCACTCCATGTAAGCGCCGTGCTTGCTGTGGTCGGCGCAACAATAAATGAAGTCGCGCCTGCGCCAGTTTGGAATGGAATCTGGTTAGCCGTGCCGCCTGCAATATTGGTTGCAGTCGTTGCACTTGTTGCACTTGTCGCGGTCGCAGCATTGCCACCAATAGACAAACTTGTCGCTGTTCCTGTCAGACCTGTACCCGCACCAGTAAATGATGTGGATGTAAAAACGCCCGTTGATGGATTGAATTGCAGCTTGGTGGAACTGACATATTCGGTTGTCAGGTTACCCGTGGTCTGATTTGCATACAACGGGTAGCGTGTGCCGTTAGTGGTTGTGTCGTCAGTGACGGTTGCGTAACTTGCTGGCGTTGACCAGCTTGGCGCTGATGTGCCGTTGGAAGTTAAAACTTGACCAGATGTGCCAAACGCCAAAAATGCGGTTGCTCCTACGCCGGATTGGTAAGGAATAGAACCCGCCGCACCGCCTGCTAGATTTGTTGCCGTTGTTGCGGTAGTCGCTGACCCAACCGACAAGGTAGATTGCGCCACATATTGCGGTGCAGTTGCCCCAGCGGTCAGAACATAGTTTGTCGTTCCCAGCGCCAAAGTGGTGGTGGTTGATGCCCCAGATTGATAAACCAGTGACCCAGCCGCCCCACCCGCCACGTTTGTTGCTGTGGTAGCCGTAGCCACCGCACCAGACACAATCGACCCCAAAATTGAAGTCAACCATGTCGGGTTTGAATAAGAACCTGTGGAATAAAGCCCGTCTGTAACTGTGGCAGCATTTCCTGAAATACTGATGCCCCAAGTACCAGAAGCATTTGTACCCGTGATAGATGGTGCGCCAACTGTGTTGTAGCTGACAGTTACCGCAGTGCCGCCGTTGTAAGTTTGGGGTGAAGTACCTCCAGCCCCGCCAGAATTGATTGTGAGGCTGTTTGTAACGCTGCCTGCGCTGGTGGCAGTAGCTGCATTGCCGCCAATGGATAAACCGCTTGCAGTACCTGTTAGATTTGTTCCTGCGCCGCTGAAATAACTGTTTGCAGTAACTATTGTTCCAGTGACCGCAGCCGCAGAAGTTGCCCCAATAGTTGTGCCATTGATTGTGCCGCCCGTGATTGCCACTGAAGTGGCATTCTGGGTGGACATTGTGCCAAGGCCAGAAACTTGACCGTTGGTAATTGCAATCGCTGTATTCGTAACTGATGTGACCTGACCTGATGCGTTCGTCACAAAAACAGGCACAGATGACGCAGAACCATACGTTCCAGCAGTTCCCACGGGGGTGATGCTAAAAACATAGTTTGTTAAGGTCAACCCTGTGCCAGCAGAATAAACCGCCGTATTTGAAAACCGCACAAAGGTGATGGCGGTTACCCCAAGAGTCCCGCCCGGCAAATTGGTATCCACCCACGCAGACCCTGCCAGCGTCACGCCATCCAAAACAAACAGGTAAGCAGACAGCAATTCATCATAGGTATTGGCATCAAGGGATCGAGTCCATGCGCCAGCCGCTGCCAAATAAATACCGTTATCAGCGCCTGCTGTTTGGTCTTTCACCAATATGCGGTTTCCCGCAGTCAGGGTTGCATTCCAATCGCCCCCCGCCTGCACCGCCAAGCCAGACAGCGTGATATTGCCTGTGGTTGTGTAGTTTGCTGGCGCTTTAAACGCCAAACCTTGAGCAATTGCGTCCACATAGGCTTGATTCACAAGGGAAGTCGGGCCAGATGGAGCGCTAGAAATCGTGCCTGTGGTGGTTGCAATATTGGTGAAAACCCCAGTTGACGGGGTAGTCGCGCCAATTGTGGTGCTGTTTATCGTGCTGTTGGTTATGTTCAGACCCGATTGATTGGGGTCAATAATCGGATAAAACGGCGTTCCCGCTGGGCCAATTAGCGAAATTAATGCAAATGTCGGTTCAGGCTGAAAGATGCCCTGAACTGGGACAATGTTTATGGTTTGGGTTTTGGCGGCTTCATTTGCCATATCAAACCCTTAACCTGCTTGTGCAGCAGTGATATACAGCGTGTTTGTGCTTGAACTGATGGCTTTGATGTAGAAAGGCGCTTTAGGGGCGGCAATCAACAAAGGAAAATTCATGGCTGCTGGCAACACAAATGAACCGCTATTGCCAGTGGATGCCACTGTGGGGGTTGTTACTGTACTAGAATTTGAAAATTCAACCGCAGCAACGCCAGAACCTGTGTTTATCAATGAAACATAGTTGGTCTGGTCGTTTGTGGTGGCTTCAATCAACAGCGCAGAACTGGCTGATGTTGTCAAATTTAAGGCGTAAGTGCGACCACTTGGGCGCATAGCTTGGACATTAACCATTTTAGTTCCTCAAAAGTTTCTTAATTATAGGCGTACAAATGGAAAAAGCCACCCCTTTTGAGGATGGCTTCTTCTAACTCATTCCCGATTAAAACTCGGAGAAATCGTAACCGTAAACAAAAATGTCCACAGTGCCGCTAGTAACTGCTGTGCCTACTCGGACATACAGCGTTTGTGCTGTCAGTCGAGTTGCCTTAGTGCCAGCAACCACGGTGGAGTTGGTGACATAAGTTGAACTTGTGTTGCTGGTCAAAGATGCGTTGGTCACAATCTCAGTGCCTGTGCCTGCTGGTGCTGTCCAGATAGCCAATGCGCCGCCGCTAACGTCTACGTTTGCGTTGGTGATAGCTACGAATTGCACGTTGTAGGACGCAGTGTTATTAACTGGGAGAGTAACTGCTGCATCACCTGTTGCAGAAATTGGAACTGCGTTTGCAAATGCCAAAAGGCGCACTGCTTGGTTAGTTGCCAAATTGCTTGGGTGAATTGTTTGGGTAGTTGCTGGGCCGGGATTTGCCATGATATGTTTTCCTTAAAATTGGTTAATTAAGCTGCGACACGGCAGGCAAGTTCAGGGTACAGCGGCGCCCAGCCATACAGCACATCAACGCGAGTCGGGATTGAATCGTTGTTGATTGTGTATTGACGAACCACACGCATTGACAGACCCAGTTCCTTATCGCTTGCGCGACCAGCAAAGTGAACGCCATCAGGCAATTCCAAATCAGCACAGGCCAATGTGAAAGCATTTTTGTGCATCACGATATTCTGTGGAGATACAGTGCCAGTGTTGTTGAATGGAGTTACAACAGCGGTTGCGCTGGTGGTTGCCACGTTAACGTTTTGGAACTGACCAGCAGTAATCACGGCAGGGCTAACAACAACAGAAGTTGTGCCAGAAGTTGCCACGGTTACAGGGGCGGTCACCACAAAGTTACGCAGGCGGTTGCTGCCGTAGGCTTGACGGTTCTGTGGGTTGACAGCGAAAACGCCAGCAATCGTAATCACATCACCTTGTTTCAAGCCAGCAGTTGCTGTGGTTGCGGTCAGTGCAATGGTGGAAGTGGATGCCCAGCCGCTGGTTACAAAGCCAGTTGCTGTGGTGGTAGCGCAAGCCAAAGTAGCGGTGCTGTAAGAACCGAATGTTTGCGCCACAACGTTTTGATCCATCTTCCAGTTCATGCCTGCTGAGTCACGACCCATCATGCCTTTGCTGTACTGTGCAGAAATTTTGTCTGAGGGAACAAACAAACCTTTCAAGCTGTCAACAATAGTTGCGCCTGTGAACGGCTCAACAATACATGAACGGCGACCGTCACGGGGTGCGCCCTCGCTGTCCAGATAAGCGCCAGCAGTCAGATATGTGATCAAACCTGTGGGCGGTGTGCCAGCAGTGCCAACGATGTTAGCGGTGTTGTTCTTTGCCATTGTCAGACCGTCAAAGTCAATCTTGTTGGCAATAGCTGCAACAGCAGGCTTCAAAACACGGTCACTGAACATATCCAGAGACAAAGCCAAGTCTTGGCTAGTGAACTGGGTATCAACGTGGAACTGTGTGGACAAGGTAACAGGCACTGATGTTTCGTTGAAATCTTCAACATTCAAAGCAGGGCCAGTTGTGCCGATGAAACGACCGGGTTTACGGACGTTCAGGGTTGCACCGATCTTTGCGCCAGTAACGGCGAATTGATCGTCATAGTTGCGTTCGACTTCACTTGAGAAAGTCAATTCGTTTTCCAAGACCATCAACGCTTCGTTGGTGATCATGCTGATGGTTAGCAGATTATTTGCCATTTTGTTTCCTTAAAAGAATGGGTTTAGCGAATCTTTCCAGCCAATCTTGCTGCTCTCCAAGCCTGATACGAACCATGAAATTGACCATCACTGGTCAGGTTTACATCACGCCCGTTAGCTGC